GTTGAGTTCTTCACAAACCGTCAGGACCTCGTTTATGAGAGCCTTCAGATCGGACAGAGAGCAAATCAGTGGTGTAAGAAGGTCAGCAAAGATCTCAACAAAGCTTTCAAGCAGGATAAGGAAGGCAACAACCTCGAAAGTCTCTGGTATTCAAGAGCAAACGACGGATACTACGGAAGCATCGATCACAGCCACTACAATCAGACAAGATATCACGGACTCAACCTTCATGCTTACTTCTCAAAGGGAACAGTAGAGTTCAGGCTTTTCAACAGCACACTCCACGCAGGAAAGGTTAAGGCATACATTCAGTTTTGTCTCGCACTCTCCGGATGGGCAATCTCAGCAGGAAACGAACCTACAAGATACTATGGTATGGAAGGTTACACAGCAGAGAAGAAGGTCACAATAATGAAGAATCTCCTCACTCAGAGACTCGGACTTGTTGGAGAAGAGTTCAAAACTTGCAGACTCTGGATGCTCGAGCCACTCAAGAAGGCCGCAGGAATGAGCACAAGAGCAGCTTAATATAAAAAGGCTGACCTATCGGCAGGACGGGGAGAAAAGGAGAATGATATGAGAGTTAGATTAAAACTTACAGATGCACAGTTTGACGCATTGGATATAAAGACTCGCAGGAGCATGATTGAACAACTGATGTTCATCAACACACCGAAATACCAGTATTGCATAGGAGCTCAAGGCAACCTCTGGACGATGGTTCGATATGAATGGGCTTACGGAGACGAGGTTGTTAAGGAATCAGCCACAATAGTTGATAGATGGCACTAAAAAAGAATGAAATCAGAATATTTTCGGAATATTTTCAGAATGGAGGATATGAATATGAGTAAATTATATATCGCATACGGAAGCAACTTACATATTGAACAAATGGCTCGGAGATGCCCTACAGCATCGGTTTATGGTCGAGGAGTATTAAAGGATTACCGCTTGGTCTACAGAGGCAGTAAGACCGGATCCTACGCCTCTATCATCCCGGAAAAGGGAGTAAATGTACCAGTAGTTGTATGGGAAATCGAGGATCTGGACGAACAGAATCTTGACAGGTACGAGGGGTATCCAACCTTCTACTATAAAGATACCGTTGAGGTCAAAACCGGCCGAGGTATTGTAAAAGGGATGGTCTATATAATCTCACCGAAGGCTCTTCCGGGAAGACCATCTCAGTATTACATAGATGTCGTGAGAACAGGATACATCGAGAATGGTCTTGATCTGGATATCTTCAATAAGAGTCTCCGCTATAATGCAACAGAATGTAGAGAAATGTATGGACAATGTAATACGCATTTCAGGCTGTTAGGGTAAGAATTGCAATAAAAAAAGAGGCACAGACCGTCAAGATCCGTGCCTCAAATTGATGAATGGAAAAGTGTTGCAGCACTTGATTCCGTAGAGCTTAGGTATTAAGAGCTACCGGTTTGGTTTCTTTGCTTCCGGTGAATCATCAGGAACAAACTTAATCAACTCGTCCAACTCTATGTCTAATGTCTTGCATAGCAGATCAAGGTTCTGCAAGGACACTCTTTCGGCATATTCGTGGTACAACTCATTGATAGTGTTCGGTCTGATACCGGTCATCTCAGAAAGCTTAGCCTGGGTAATTCTCCTTTCCCCTAAGATAGACGATAGTAAAATCCTTATCATAACGCCATCGCTCCTTTACCGATAGATTTTAGCACCTTTCGATTTGAAAGTATCGAAAGTGATAATAAATATCAGTTTAGGTTATAATCTAACGAATTATGATATGAGGATTACTGTGTTCAACTATCTCATCAGTTCATTTACGATGCTTTGAATCGCTTCAGCGTCATAGCCAGCCGCTTTGAGTTTCTTGCTACGCTCAGGCTCGTTGCCCCATTTACCGGCAATAACTTCCTTGGCCACCTCTGTATTTGACTTCTTGGCAGTTCCATCAAGCTTAACAGCTGCTCCAGATTGAGTAGTAATAAATGTATCAGTAAAACCAAAGGATCTTATCTGCTTCTCCATAGCCTCAGCATTTTCTTTCTTCGCAAAAGCTCCAACCTGAATCTTGTACAGATCTCCGACTTTAATGAGATATGTATCGAATCCAGCATTCTTTATTCTGTCATTCATAGCCCTTGCATTATCAGCCTTCTTGAATGCTCCAACTTGGACTCTGTAAAGAACATCTGATACTTCAGGCTTATTCTGTTCTCCACCCATTGCAGCCTTAATATCCTTCTCGAAAGTACCATTATCGAACTTACCCTTCAGATATGGTCCCGGGCAGGATGTTGCCGCAAACATCTGATGGTATGTAATGGTTCCATCTTTTGTTTTGGTGCAATGTGGATCAATTCCATATCTCTTGCATATATCTGCACAGAGCTTAACAAGACTCTTATAAGCTGCGTCTGATACGGTCCAGTTCGGTTCTCCGCTTTTGTTGGCCACCTCGATGGTTATAGCCCTCTGGTCATTCCATCCTGAAGATGACGTCCAAGCACGACGGTCTTCAGACACGCCGCCAACGATGAATCCGTCTGATCCGATGTAATAATTGGCAGAAGCTTCTCTGTCTCCATCTCTATGCATCTTGGCACAGTCTCCAGCCAGAATGTTTCCTGCCATGTGGTGAGGAGTGATCTTGACAACCTTCTCGGTTCTCGTATTACTCTTCTTAGTTCCGAAATCTATAATATTGTTACACAATGATGAAAACTTACTCATATAAATCTCTCCCTTCTACTTCTTCTCTTTAATCTGTGTCAATGCCTGCATTACCTTGTCATATCCCACGATAGCGGACAACCATCCAAGTAATGTGAGTGCTACGATATATACTATGTAAGCAGCATCAACATTGACGTCTTTTACTACCGCATAGCCGATTGAGAGACCTACTGCAAGGACGATAGCTACTATTCCGGCAAGCGTATTCGAGTAATACTTCTTACCATGCTCGTCCAGGAGTGTCTTCACAGCCTGCGTTACAAGAGTTGTGAATGTTGCTACAACCAAAAGTCCTAACAAAAAAATATGTAGTGTCATCTTTCTACCTCCAATTCATTCTCGGCAATAATCTCTCTGTCCAAATCCTTTCTAATCTTTTCAGCTTGCTGATAGGCTTCAAATGCTTTCTCAAGATCTCCATTGTGTTCGCCAGAGACTATCGCTTTGTGCATCCAAAAAAAGAGCCTTCCCGTACAATGCATCAGTTCATCCTCTGCCTTAATCCGGTTAAGTCTCTGCTCTCTTCTTCGTTTATCTTCATCTTCTTTTTTTATCAATTTGTTTTCGATATACCTTCTTATAAAGGCAAAGAGAAGACCGACAAGCCCGGCACCTCCTACAAGAGCGCCGACGATTGCGGACACAATTTCACCCTTACTCATTATTTATCGCCTCCTACAATAGCATTAGCAAGTCTTTCAAGAGAACCACTACCACCTAGAAGCCATTCAGTTACTTTGAATAATATCGCATACAATTCTGGTCTCACCTCTTTCCTAAAAAATAAAAAGAGCCCTCAAAGGCTCTGTTAATAGGTTGAATGCTGCAACATTCTATGTAACTTCTGGCAGATCTGCGAGTGTTCTTAACTGTTCAATCTCGACAGCCTGCTTCTTTATTATTTCCGTTAATGTATTTATTGTATTGTTCTGCTCCTCTATCATCCGAGAGTAGATATCAATCAATTCCAATAAACTACGGTCTCCATCCATCGTCTATAAACTCCTTATTGTGAGTGAATACCAAATTATCAAATATCTTTTTCCTGAGTGCATCACTATTGCAATGCTTCATCATTGCAGTATAGCTTTGCACAGTCTGATTTGCTTTATCGAAGCTTATACGATAATCCCTATAAAGCTTCTGAGTATGCTTCAAATGCCTTTTCATGCGAAGAGATGTTGATTTTCTCAGCCTTACATTTCCTGGCTTTATCATGTATCCCACAAACTCAACGCCTTGTGTAACCGGTCTTATCGCTGTTTTTTCATTGAAATGTAATCTCAATTTTGAGGTTACAAACCAATTCATCAGCTCATAATACTGGTGAAGCTTTTCTTTGTCATCTGACAGAATAATAATATCATCCATAAATCGGATGTAATAATGTATCTGAAGTTCTCTCTTACAATACTGATCAAGTTCATTCAGATAGACATTTCCATATAAGTGCGAAAGTCCACCACCAATAGATATCCCCACATCCCATAACATTTCCTCCTGTGGTACCTTCATAGGATTCGTCTTTCCAAGAGGAAGTCCAAAAGCCATCGAGGCATCACATAGATAATGTTCTAACACCGGAAGAAGCTTCTTGTCACAGATTTTCTTCCTAAGAATATCCATTAAAATGTCATGGTCAATTCTATAAAAGAACTTTTCGATATCTAACTTCAGATAGTACCATTTCTTGCCACTTTTATTGACATAGTCTATCCAGCCACTCAATCTCTGCATAGCGGCCAACTGTCCTCTATCCTTTATGCACGAGTACGAGTCCTCTATAAAGGTCTTGCTGAATGCAGGATTAAGGACATTGTATATCGACCTTGCTATGACTTTGGTCCGGTAATCTGAATAAACTACCTTTCGCAGCTTTGGTTCATATACATAGAAGAAATTATATTCATCAGGTGGAAAATCAAGCGTTCTCATAGATTCCTGAATGTAATGGATGTTTTCTTCAAGTCTTCCCCAGAAAGCAAGATTTTCTTGATGGTATCTCTTGCCTGCACTGCTATCCTTGACAGCCTGGTATATATTTTCATAAGTGAATATTTCATCAAAAACATTCTTAATCATAGGTGCATTATCCTCTCGGTCATTGCAGGTTTCACATATTGTTACTTCCGGCATTCTCACCTATACGATTTTTCGCTTCTCAGCGAGGAAATAGGATCCTTTACCTCTCTGTACTGACAGCTTACCCAGTAGGTATCCTGCATCTGACTATTGAGAGTAGAGCGGACCGGAAGCCGATGTTGCCGTTGGCGTTCGAGCGGGGATTGTTCAGATTCACGTAGAAGACGCCAGC